GTTAGAATCTTCATAATCCTCGTAATCAGAATCTAATTCGTCTTCAGTATCCCATTCATCCTCTTCTTCATTGGCACCGCCAATTGTAAATATAATATTAAATTTACCTGATTTTGAATTTTTATTATTTGATTCTTCTTCATATTCTTCATCTTCTTCGTAATCATCATCTTCTTCGTAATCATCTTCTATATCTTCATAAGTATCATTTGAACCTAAAGATACAGTCTCATCATCAGAAACTTCAATTTTCTTACCTTTCTTGGGTTTAGCTGTTTTGGGTTTAGCTGATTGTTTTGAAAAAGTTGACTTCTTTTTTCGTGGAGCTTCTTCTTCTGAAGATTCTGTTTCCCAATCATCTTCTTTATTTTTTTTATTTGATTCAACAACTTCTTCATCTTCACTAGTTTCTTCAACTAATTTTTTTAATCGTTCTCCGGCTTTAATTTTTTTTTCCATATGTTTTGAAGGAAATATTTTCTGTACGTATTTTCGAAATTCGTGCATATTAATTTCTTCATTCTCTGAATCGCTGATATTTCCATCTTCACTGTCAGACGATTCATTTTTCTTCTTTTTAAGAGAAGCATCGGCTTTCTTATTAGAACGCTTAACTTGCTCCCTCTTAGATAATTTATTTGAACTGTCACGTGGCATCTTCTATACTATATATCTTATATTTTTGATTTTAAATCAAAATCAATTTTATTTTATTTTTTAAAATAATAAAATTATTTCATAGAATTTAATACAACAAAACCTAAATAGACGCCAAAAAAGTTTTTAGCGAATAAATCTAAAATATTATACATGATATTTTTAGTTTTATAAGGCATTAATGCTGCTATACCATAAATAAACCAAATAACAAAGAAAAATATATATATTTGTATACCAGATTGAGAGAATTTTGCGAAATATTCATAAATTAAATAGAAGTAAATTAAAAATGGTATGAAACCAAATAATACACCAGGTATTCTAGATATCTTTTTAATTTCTGTTAAATATCCGGATGTTAACATGACAAAATTAAGAAAAATAATAGGAATCAAAGTATTTAAATTATCATAAACAACTTTAATCAACGAATCTTTTATCTCTTTATGTTGTTCATCATATTTTAAATATATTAAATAACAACATAATGATACAAGCATTGTAGGAGTAGTTAAATACCAATCGTAATATCTATGCGGAGTTATATTAGAAACTGATGCTATATTGTAAGCTAACCAAATATAAAATGTTCCTTCGATAATCTGAACGATTAATTCCATAATAAGGACTTGTTTTAAAAGCAAAAGTTTATCAGGAATATTTAATTGGACGACATAAAAATCAAACAATCCAGTAAATATCTGAACTATTAAAGAAAGATATACACTAATTCTAAGTAGGTCCATATTATATTTATGATATTTAAAATAAGTATTTAACAATTAAAATAAATATACCATTCTTTAATAAATTGTTTATTTATTATTTGTAAATAAATTTTAAAAATAAAATAAAAAATTGATTAAGAAAACAATATAAAACTATTATCATATAATATAAGAGATGTCGAAGTTTACAAATTCAAATAATTATAATTCACTGAATGTCTCAAAGGTTGTCGGCATTCAATTTAGTATATTATCTCCAGATGAAATTAGAAAGGGCTCTGTAGCTGAAATTACGAGTAGAGATACATATATTAACAATAAACCTGTAATTGGCGGATTGTTTGATCCAAGAATGGGTGTTTTAGAGCCTGGTCTAATCTGTCCTACAGATGGTTTAGATTATATGCAGACACCCGGTTATTCAGGACATATTGAATTAGCAAGACCAGTATTTTATATTCAATATCTAAATACAATCCAGAAAATTATGCGATGTGTTTGTTTTAAATGTAGTAAATTACTTATTAGTAAGGAGAAATACAAGCAAGCATTAAAAGTTCAAGGTGACGCAAGATGGAAGTATGTGTTTTCATTAGCAAGTAAAATTAAGCGATGCGGTGAAGATACTGAAGATGGTTGTGGTTGTCTTCAGCCGAATAAAATTAGAAAAGAAGGTCTTGCTACCATTTACGCTGAATGGAAATCAGATGACGCGGAAGCAGAACCAATTATTATAAAAATTACACCTGAAATGGTATTAAAAATATTTAAGAGAATTTCTGATGAGGATGTATCGTTTATGGGTTTCAGTCCGGTTTATTCAAGACCAGATTGGATGGTTTGTCAAGTTATGCAGGTTCCTCCGCCAGCAGTAAGACCGTCTGTAAAACATGATTCTCAACAAAGATCAGAAGACGATTTGAGTCATATTTTAGTAAATATTATTAAAACAAATAAAACTCTTCAAGAAAAAATTCAAAATAATGCTCCAGCGAATATCATTGATGATTGGACTACAGTTTTACAATATTATATTGCTACTCAAGTTGATAATAAAATTCCTGGAGTAGCTTCTGTAGCACAACGTTCAGGTAGACCTTTAAAATCTATCAAAGACCGTTTGAATGGAAAAGGTGGAAGAATGAGAGGCAATTTAATGGCTAAACGTGTTGATTTTAGTGCGCGTTCTGTTATTACTGCTGATCCTAATATTTCCATTCGTGAACTTGGTATTCCAATGAAAATTGCGAAAAATATTACCAAGCCGGTTTATGTTACTAGGATTAATAGACAGTTTCTCACGAAACTTGTTAGAAATGGTCCTGATCAATGGCCTGGAGCAAAAATGTTACAAAAGAAAAACGGTGAATCAATCACCTTAAAATATTATCTAGACAGGAATTCTATTGTATTAGAAGAGGGAGACATCGTTCATCGTCATATGATGGATGGCGATGCCGTTCTCTTTAACAGACAACCTACTCTTCATAGAATGAGTATGATGTGTCATATTGCTCGCATCATGAAGCGAGGTGATACTTTTAGAATGAATGTCGCGGACACAAAACCGTACAATGCCGATCGAAAAATTGTGACGATATAAGGTCACAAACCGTCGAGGTTGGCAACAGGAGGCATTAACAATGTGCTACCTCCTAGTGAATAAATTAATATATATTTAAGGCAAAACAATATAAAGAAAAAATGTGATATAAAACTAATGACTACAAAACCTGAAAATGTCACATATATAACTTGCTCTAAATGTTTAATTGAAAAGCAAGATATATACTTCTACAAACGTGGTAAAATTTGTTGCGATTGTAATAATGAAAGGCGTCGTGAAAAATATAAAAACGATGAAGAACATAGAAAAAAATTAATTAAACAAGCAACTGATTTTAAACACGAAAAAGTGATTGTAAAACAAAAAATAAGAGAAGAAGAACAAAATCAAATAGGCATTGACAATAAAAAATGCAAATATTGTAATGAAATTAAAAGTAAAGAAAGATTTAGACACAATCGTTTAAAATGTAAAGATTGTGAAAGAGATGAACCTACTGAAAAGTTTAAAAGATATATAAGAACAAGAATCTATAATTGTTTAAGATATAAAAATAAAACAAAACATTCAGTAGAGTATCTAGGTTGTTCTTCTGATGAATATTTTAAATGGATATTTAAATATAATAACAATTTCAATTTAGATAATCACGGAAAAGACTGGCATATTGACCACGTTATTCCATTATCTAAATTTGATTTAAATAATGAAGAACAACAACTTATAGCTTTTAATTGGAGAAATACAATGCCATTGTCTTGTAATGAAAATTTAAAAAAGAATAATAAAATAATACAATCGCAAGTAGAAGAACATTATAAAAAATTAGTTGAATATCACATAGAAAAAACACTTGATTTGCCTCAAATATATATTGATTTATTTGCAAAACACCTTGATGTTCGGGGAAACCCTTAGAGCCTAGCTAGTCTAATAAACTAGTGAACCACTACCAAGTTCATTTGGGAAACCAATGGATGGCCGAGATTAGAACTCGGGTATGGTAATAATGTGGAGGATTGGGTAATCCGCAGTGTTACTTCCTAAATCCGTTATGATAAGGATATGGAAGGCATTCAGAGACTGAACGGGTGTTGGTCGATAATGAAGAGCTAATCACTCTGAATCGGCTTAAGATACAGTCCTTCCCCTTTGGAAACTTAGGGGGGAGCATAATTTATGATGTCAAAAATATTATAATTAATTAAATATTATGACATCATATATGGTGCGAAAGTTCGACGGCGATGAAATGAATTTACATATGCCCCAAGACGCCGAGTCTGAGGCAGAATTAAAAAATTTGGCAGCAGTGCCATATCAAATTATTAGTCCAGCCAATAACGCATCTATTATTGGTATTTATCAAGATTCTATGCTTGGTTCTTATTTATTCTCTAAAGAGGGTGTAAAATTTAATCCTAGACAAGCAATGAATTTACTGATGATGTTTAATGGTATTAATGAAAATGCTTTATTAGAAATTTTTGAAAAAAATGAAAACGGTATGATTTCAAATTATGAAATTTTAAGTCAAATAATGCCACCATTATCAATGAAAGGAAAGGTAGAAATTAAAAATGGTAAATATATTAAAGGTGTAATGGATAAGGGTGTGTTAGGCGGAAGAAGTCGTGGATTATTACAACGTGTCTGTAATGATTTTGGCAATATGGCATCAGCTAAATTTATTGATGATTTACAAAATATTGTTACTGAATATATGAAATCAGCAGGATTTAGTGTTGGAATTAGTGACTTAATTTCAAATCAAGAAACTAATGATAAAATTATTAGTGTAATTACAGATAAAAAAACTGAGGTCAAAAATTTGATTGACCAAGTTCAATTAGGTGTATTTGAAAATAATACTGGTAAAACTAATGAAGAAGAATTTGAGACTCAAGTCAATAGCATTTTAAATCAAGCCACATCAGAGGCTGGTAAAATTGGTCTTAAGAATTTATCAGAAGGTAATAGATTCGTCACAATGGTTCAAGCAGGCTCTAAAGGTTCTGATTTAAATATTTCATTTATGATTTCTTGTTTAGGACAACAAAACGTAGATGGTAAACGAATTCCATATGGTTTTGAACATAGAACTCTACCTCATTTTACTAAGTATGATGATTCACCAGGAGCTCGTGGATTTGTTGAAAGTTCTTATATTAATGGATTAAATCCTCAAGAATTATTTATGCATGCTATGGGTGGTCGTGTTGGTCTTATTGATACTGCGGTAAAAACATCTACTACTGGATATATTCAAAGAAGACTTATTAAAGCTCTTGAAGATTTAATGGTTAACTACGATATGACTATCAGAAATAATAAAAATAAAATTGTCCAATTTAGATATGGTGATGACGGCATTGATACAACTAAAGTAGAAGACCAAGAAATTCCTATTGTTGAAATGTCTAGTCAAGATATTTACAATCATTATCTTATCCCAGAAGAAACTGGTAAGATTAAAACTCTCAGCAATATTTTCCTTAAAAATACAATGACAAGAGTAAAGAAACAACAAACAGAATATTCGGTTCAAATGAATAAATTAATTACTAAAATGATTGATATGAGAAGTATTATTGTTAAAAATGTGTTTAAAAATAAAGGCGAGAAAGTAGTTAATTGCCCTGTCGCTTTTAACTATATTATCAATAATATTCAAGGACAATGTGGAATAACATCTTCATCATTAGTAGATATCACGCCTTTTGAAGCATTTGAATTAATTAAATCATATTATGAAAATATTAAAAAAATCTATTATTCAACACCAACTGAATTGTTTGAAATCTTATACTTCTATTATTTGTCACCAAAGGAATTATTAGTAGTAAAACGATTTAATAAAGCTTCTCTAACATTATTACTTGACACAATCGTTATTACTTATAAAAGATCTATTGTTACTCCAGGAGAAATGGTTGGTATGATTGCTGGACAAAGTATTGGTGAGGTATCGACACAGATGACTTTAAACACTTTCCATTTTGCTGGTGTAGCTTCCAAATCCAATGTTACTCGTGGTGTTCCAAGAATTGAAGAAATTTTATCATTATCAAGTGAAATTAAAAATCCATCTTTAAGTGTTTATTTAAAACCTGAAGATGAAAGACAAAAAGATAAAGCTCGCACTATTATGTATATGCTTGAACATACACGATTAGAAGAAATTGTTAAGATGACTGAAGTATGCTTCGACCCTGATGATTTAAATTCATTAATTGCTGAAGATAAAGAATGTATTGAGCAATACAAAGCATTTGAAAATTTAGTAGACGAATGTAATGAAGTAAATCTCGCTTCAGGTGAAAATGAAAAATCTAAATGGATTATTAGAATGGTCATGGACCCTGAAATTATGCTTGAAAAAAATATTACTATGGATGATGTTAATTTTACATTAAAAAGTTGTTATGAAGATCAAATACATTGTATTTATTCAGATTTTAATTCGGATAAATTGATATTTAGAATTAGAATGAATGATGTATTAAAATCTTCGGGAGGTAAAGCCGGACAGAAAAAAACCAAAGTAAATCCACTAGATCAAACAGACCAAATCTATATTCTAAAGAATTTCCAAGATCAACTCTTACAAAAAGTTGTATTAAGAGGAGTTGAAAAAATTAATAAAGTTATTTTAAGAAAGGTAATTGATAATGTAGTCGAGGTTAATGGTTTATATAAGAAACAAGATATTTGGGTTCTAGATACAATTGGCACTAATTTGTTAGATGTTCTAGGATTAGACTATATTGATAACACTAGAACATTGAGTAATGATATTATTGAAATTTATAATGTTCTTGGCATTGAAGCAGCCAGACAAGCAATTTATAATGAATTGGTTGAGGTTGTTGAGTTCGATGGAACATATATTAATTACCACAATTATAGTGTATTAGTTGATAGAATGACGTTTTCACATAAATTAATTTCTATATTTAGACATGGCATTAATAATGATAATATTGGACCAATTGCTAAAGCGTCATTTGAAGAGACACCAGAAATGTTCTTAAAAGCGGCTAGACATGCTGAACTAGATACATTGAGAGGTGTTTCGGCAAATGTTATGTGCGGTCAAGAAGGTCATTTTGGAACAGCAGCATTTCAAGTAGTATTAGATATTGATGAAATGGAGAAACTTGAAGCGGCTAGTGAATATAAATATGTTGATGTTAATGAAGAGATTGAGAAATTCTTTGGTGATATGGATAATCCAGAAGACCCATGTGCTCCAAATAAAATTGCTATTCAAAATAATGTTATTACTATTAGACCAGAAAATATGGGAGATGATAATACTTATAATCCTGGATTTTAAAATTTATTAAAGTTTAATAATATAAAAATAACTATTTATATTATTTAAATAGACTATGACAACATTTAATTTAATCGTGAATAAAGTTATAAATAATCAAAATAATATTTTTTCATATAAGTATGATAATTCTGATAATACAAATAGAATTTGTAAAATTTTTTATGGTTGTTTAGATGATAATATAAAAAATAATGTTTATAAAAATAAATTTGATTTTTACATTAAAACAATAGATAATTTTTATTTGTCTGATAAATCAGTTGATAGAGTGGAATTTATTAATCTATTTTATAAAATTCAAAAAATTTATCACACTCTTAATAGATTTTTTTATAATATAAAATACAAAAAATCTAAATTGATAGTTGATACAGACCTCCAGTTAAATACTATTTCACAAGATTCAGAAAATATATTATCTATTTATCATTTTAATTCGAGATATTTATTTAGAATTGATGAATTGCTTAAAATTATTTATACATCTCTAACAAATTGCTATAATTTTTTCTCTGAACCTTTAGTTATTAAAAATCCTTATAATAATATTCCTTTCGGAAAATCCATATTATACTATATTTACTTTAAACTTATTTTTAATACCAATATTAAATTTATTAAACATGACTACATAGATCTTTTCTTAAAATTTGTTAAGTGTAATTTTAACATGACTGAATTTCTTGATTCTTATGAATATGTTTTGAGAGAACATGCAATTACTAATTTTTTAAAAAATTCAACGAACTCAATTCTTAAACATAGAATTAA